GGATGCCACGCGATCAATCTTCTGCGTGATGATCTGTTCGCGCAGCTGAGCCTTTTCAGCTTCGCACTTCTGCTGTGCTTCGAGCACCGCCACGCGTTCGCGATTGGCCGCGGACTCCTGCGCAATTGGCGTGATGTAGGCATACATCTCGTCTCGAAGCGTCTTGTTGTCAGCAAGCGTCTGCTTGTAGACTGCCGCGTCCTGATTGTCGCTGTAGCGCATGGCCGTCAGTTCCGCGATCTTTGCGTCCTTTTCGGCGAGAGCGTTAAGCGCCTGGCCAAGCTGAGCGTTCTGACAACCGCCGCCCAACAGACCGCCGAGAAGGCCGCCACCGTTCCCGTTGCGTTGAGAAGCCCCAAAGCAGTACCGGCGATACCGAGTCCAAGGCCGCTTCCTGCGACACCCTTGCTTGCGAATTCACCCATGGCAAATCCTCCATTCAAATTGCACGAAGCGTCGGCTCGAAAAGAGCTTCCTCCCCTCGTGCAAACCCAGTATCTCGCACATCAGAACTCACACGCGCACACAAAAAGCTCCCCCGAGCTTTCACCCGAGGGAGTCGTTGTTGATTTGTTTTTAGATTGGCTACGTGCTGGCCTTCGCAGGAATGAATCCTGCGTAGACGCTGAGTTCACCCTTCGCCGCTATTTGTACGGTTTCTCCTTTTCTTACGGGGACCGTCACTTTTGCTATGCCGTATGAGTGAACCGAAGTAGAGCCAGTCGTACACGACACCTCTGCCACACCCCCGCCCGCCTCACCCGCGTGAGTCTCGCCACTAACGAAAACAAACCCATCAGCAGGAGCAACGTACTCGTTCCACCATTGCTCGGCGACAACAGGGATATCGATCTTTTGACTGGACGGGAAGGCGTTCATTGCCGATGCCTTGCCGAATGCTCGGAGGAGATCCTTATTCATAAGAAGCACCTCCGAAGCAAACGTTAAGAGCCGATGTATGGGTAAAAGCGGATGTGCGCCTTAATGTTCTGAGCGGCTCCATCAATCCATGTGTACCAGTGAATCGTTTCGCCCTTTCGGCAAGGAGTCTCAAGAACCGGCCACGTCTGCCCGTAGCTCCCAACGAACCCACAGTCGAGCAGATCTCGTCGAACCGTGAGGTTGTAGTAGGCGTAGCCTTCAGCGGGTTCACACTGAATAACGAACACGCCGTCGCTCGGAGGGACGTAACTATTTGCATTGGCGTTCTCATATCCCGTCGGGAAGGAGAGATCTGTTGCAATATAGCGCCCTGCGACGACGCTCTTGTGCGATCCGCGATAGGCGTCAAGGCACGAGTTAAGCAGTTTCTTAAGCATGGCACAACCCTCCAAAAGAGCTGTGCCACAGGGCTTTTAGCCCCCCACTCCCGATCGTCTTGGTGAATCGAACGACCCACTGCGAGACGAATTTATAGGCATCATAGTAAGCCACGTATGCTTTCGTTCCTCTACTTAAACTCATGTATACAGATCCATCAGTTGTTCTTACAGCATGGCGTCGAAAACTGTCTGTTTTAATGTCCGCCCCGGGAAAGTTGGTTGTTCCCTCTTTAGGGTTGGCCTGCAAAAATGCAGATAAGACCCCATCGCATGGCGCGATGTATTCCAGACGTTCATCGCCGCTTGAAGTGAAGTCCCTTTTATTCACGATATCAATGACTTGATCGGAAGGCATTGCTCCGTTAGAACCTACCTTCAGCGTCTCCGCCCGAATTAAATCCTTCAGCGCAGCCATCACCCCCTCCTGTTCATCTGGGCCTGCATGGCACGAGCATCAGCCTTCTGGCCGCACTCATATGCGATGCAAGCGGGAATCGTCGGATACTCGACGAAAGGAAAGCCCGCGACCGTCGGCAGGTCACGAAGAGCCTCACGATACGCCAGCACGTCTGCACGCTCCTCATCAGTCAGAGCCTCACGAGAAGCCTTCGCAGACTTCTTGACCGTCATGTCCTGCATCTTGATGTAGTCGTCCGTGTCAGAGAGGCGAGCATTGCGCTCGGCTCGAACTTCGGCTGCATATCGCTCGGTGACAAACGTGTCGTCATTCTCGGGCAGAGAAGCGGCGGCGTAGTAACCGCCATCAGCAGAGCGGAAGAGTTCACCCGGACGTTCCTTCGCAGTCACCCACGTCAGCACACGACCATCAATCTCTTCGTCCTTGCACTCATACCCATTGGCACGAGCCCACTCAAGATCGAGCGGATCAACGAAGCAATGGACAAACGAACTATTAGAGTGCGCCGCCACTTTGCCATTGCGATCCATCACCACAAAGCCGCCCACAGGCGAGGCCATGGCCTCATTCAGATACTCGGCCTTCACTTCAGATAACGTTTTCACGCTTCCTCCTTATGCGGGAACCTGCCCGCCGAATTCGACAATCAATTCCTTGAGAGCAGTCTCAAACTCGGACGTATCAACCTTCTGTGCGAGGCCCGCGGTGTAGGTCGACCTATCAACCTTCTGTGCGAGGCCCGCGGTGTAGGTCGACCTATCCACCTTCTGTGCGAGGCCCGCGGTGAGATCGGCAACCATAGCCACCTCAAAGCCTCCGGGCGTAGATCCGTCCATCAGGTGAATCTTCCACTTGGACGTATCCACCACGAGCTGTTTCGGAATGCCTGTGTAGACCTTGACTTTCTCTGTCGTATCGCCCATCTGGGCGAATCGCGTCGGTTTCGTAGCCATTACGTCGTGCTCCCTAAATCAATGTCGCCCTCAAAGTCGGCGATCGTTATCTTGTCCTTGGCGGACAGTGCACCCAGCGTAGGCTTGCCGGTGATGCCCGCCCACGTCGTAGTGCCAGCGGGCCCCGTCGGGCCTCGTTCACCTTGGGTGCCCTGATCGCCCTTCGGCCCCTTGATGTCGCCGCAGTCGACCCACGCACTCCCGCTCCACGAGTAGAGGCGCGAGCCGACCATGTAGGCGTCGCCGAGCGTTCCGGCCGGGTGCTGCTCCTGCAGCTCTTCGAGGGACGGAAAGCTGCCCTTGATCGCAAGTGCTGCGCCGGTTTCGCCCTTCGGCCCCTGCGGGCCCCGGACGTTTGCAAGCCTCGCCCCGACCGTGAACGTGCTTGCCGCGAGCGACGCGATCTGGAAGACCTCCCCTTCGGGATCAATCACCGTGTCGCCGACCTTCACGTTGGTAGAAGGCGTGAGCGTGGCGAGCGCGGCCGTGCCGTTGGCACTCATGTTTGCCGATGTCAGGCGTACTGCGAACGCGGCTACCTTGGCGGACTGTGCAGCGGCCTGAGCGGACGTTGCGGCCTCACTGGCCTTCGTGCCTGCCTCCGTCGCCTTGGTCGTCGCAGTGGCTGCCGCGGTCTCGGACTTTTTCGCCTGCGTCTCTGCATACGTTGCATAGTGGAGCGCTGAGTAGAGGCCACCGTCGACAGCCGCCCCCGTCTTGCTTGCCCATGCCTTTGCGGTCGTCGAGGCTGTATCGGCTCCTGCCTTCGCAGTCTCGGCCGCCTTCTGCGCGCTCGATGCGGCGGTAGCCGACTTGGCTGCGGCATCGGCCTGCGCCTTTGCGTTGGCCGTTTGAGCAGCGCCGGCTGCGTTGACGGCGGCAACCTGTGTCGTGCCCGCAGCGTTCACCTTCGACACGTTTGACGTGCCAGCACTCGCCACCAAGCCGACCTGCCTGGTTCCTTCGGCCGCCACGGCGGACTTCTGCGAGGAGCCTTCCTGCGTGATCTGGTTGACAGCAGTGGAGCCCGCGTCCTGCACAGCAGTCACCTGCGTGCCGCCCTCCGACCGGACGCTCCTCACACCCGCCGCAGTCGCGTCCTTCACCTCCTGTAGGAGCCCTCCAGTGGAGCTTTCAGACTGCGCGGCCTTCTCGGCGTAGTACTTCGCACCATAGAGCTCGCTCTCCACCGGAGCCGTCGTCTGCGTGGCCCACTTCTTTGCGAGAGCATTACTTGCATCAGCGCCGGCCCTCGCCTCGAGCGCGGATGCTTTGGCGGCCTCTGCACTCTTCTGCGCCGCTTCGGATAGACGGACGTTTTCGGTAGTCGTCTCAACGGCATTCACAGCCGTCTCAAGATCGCCGCGATCAATAGCGCCGGCCACCTTGTTCACGTCCTCGATGTTGATCGCCACCGTGTGGATGTTGCCGTTGACCACTTCGATGTCGCCAACGATCTCATCTGTCGTGGAGCCGCAGTCCCAGTCGCCGTCGCCTACTACCTTGCCAACAAGGTCGGTCGCCACAGTCTCAACGTAGGGCATGCCGCCGGATACCTTCACGACATCCTCGATCTTCTCTGCCACTTTGGAGACTTCGTAGGCCTTGCCGGCAACCTCGACGACTTCATCCTTGATGCCGGCGACGGTCTTCACGTCCTCAATAGCTGTACCCGTCGCCACCACCGGCACGATGTTGCCGGCCACGGTCTTGATCTCGTCCTTGACCGGGACGAGGATGGTGGCAGCTTCGGCGTAGGCCTTCGTCTGCCCCTCGGATTTCTTCGCCTCTTCGGCGGACCGCTGGGCGGCATCAGCGAACTGTCGGGCGTCGTCTTGGGCGGCGAGGAGCTTTTCGATCATTTCCTCGGGCGTCTCGGTCGATGTGGCCGGAACGGTTAGAGTGCGCCCCAGGATCTCGCGATTCTGCTGAGCAAGAATAACCGCACGGTCTGCCGAGTCGTTCAGAACCTCCGGATAGAAGCCGCCGCGGTTTGTCAGAACCATCGGCTGCACGTAATGAACTGCAGAAAGAATGGAGAGGTTCTTTTCTGCGGCGAGTGCGGTTGTCAGTCGGATAGTTCCGCCCGGTGAAGTGTCCTGATTGTCATTCAGGGTGACGGAATAAGACGAAGGATCAACAACAACGTCCGTCAGGCCGTCTTCGCTCGAAGTGACAACAGATACCTGCGAGGCTTCAAATACCTTGAAGCCGAATGAAAATTCGGTCTGCGCGCCGTCTCCCGTGTATGGACCCGCGCGCCTAAGCTCTGTAGAAATTGCCATCGGGCGTCCCCTTCGTTTTGCAAGAGTGTCGCGCCGATGGCTTCAGGTTTATGGACGGTTATTGGTCAGGAGCCTTCCCGGTGTACAGGCCCGCCGCAATGTCGGCCGCACTGTCCGCATCAATCTGACCAGAGGCCAAGCCCGCGGCATAACCGAGCGGCTTCTTGAGCGGACCGGTCGGAACACCCGTGAGCAGTGTCGTGAGGTCGAGAAAGTTGCGAGTAGCAGAGCGCGCGTTGACCTCTTCGCCGTTGAGCGCAGCTGCCGCGTCAAGGACGAAGGCTCCCGAGGAACCAATCAGCTGAAGCGACGGCGTCGAGAGCATCTTTCCAACGTAGGGGTCACTGCCGTAGACGAACTGCGCAGCGGAGCTGAGTGCGCCCGCCTTCTCATACTGCGCGGCAGTAGCGCCGCCAACGTTGAGAATGCTGCCCGCCCCCGGGATCATGCTGATGAAGTCCTTGATGAGCGGCCCCAGAAGGAGCGAGAGCAAGTCCCAAGCGTCCACATCGTCATCGTCGTCGACGTCGAGGCCTTCGCCCGTGAGTGCTCGTACAATGAGCTCAGAGAGAACAGCCGGGATCCATACGATGAGCGTCGCGTCGAGCGCGAAGCGTCCGTACTGCTTTGTGGCCTTGGCCGCCGCCCACTTGTCGCCCAAGAGGTTGTACTGCATGCCGAAGTAGTTGTAGAAGACAAGGAAGAAACGCATGAGCGGGCCGCTCGCCTCAATCCCCGCAATGTTCTCCGGCGCAAAGTCTGACTGCGTGCGGCGAACGACAGAATCGGCATAAGCCTCCGGATTCGCCGTGCCGATGGCTTCGCCATGGTTGCGCGCCGCCGTCCAGATCACCGTGTCCATGTTGTTCTGCACGATGCGTTGGAGGACGTAGGCATGACGCGCGGCCCACTGACGTACCGGTTCAAGCTTGCGGTCGACCGCAAGCGTTTTCCCAATGACGCCTTTGGCCTTGGCTACACCCTCCACATCCATTGTCGCAATCATCTCAATTTCGGATTGATATTCGATTGCGCGATCTTCAAGGCGCGCCTTCATGAAGGGCGATGCTTCGCACATATCCTGAACAAGCTTCTTCGAGCCCTTGAAATAGAGCGAGAGCGCGTGCGCAAGCTCCTTCGCGGGCACCTCGGCCGCCGCCACGGAGAACCCCGTGATCTGCTGAAGGGTGTTGTTGAAGTTGAGCGCCATGACGTTCATGCCGGCCAGACCGCGCAGGGAGTTGAGCTTACTTCCAATCCAGGAGTCTGAAGGCGCGCTCACGCGCTGTTGATAGGTACGGTCAAGCCATGGGCGCAGAAGGGCCATGTCCACGCCTTTATCGACCTTATCGACAGCGGAAGCAAAGCGCTTGTCGTTGAGGATCTTCGATACCTGAATGGCCGTCGGCCCCATGTAGGCGAACTTGAGGGACTGAGAAAGATGTGCGCAAAGGCGCGACAGGTCGAAGTCGAGGGGATTGTGAACGTCCACGCGGCTCATCGTGAAGCCGGGCTTTCTCACGGGCATGGCCGAAGCAAAGCTCGAAGCGTTCAGCATGAAATCCTGCTCTTCGTAGCGCGTCTGCTCGGCCAGCAAGGCGCGGTCTGCCTTTGCGGGAACGTAACCACCGCGATAGATGCCCCACGGTGTAATTATGGATTCTGCCGGAACCTCTTCGAAGTAATAGCCGTACATGCGGTTGTAGGCATTCTGGGAGAGAGGCTTCAGCTCCTCGAGGAGATCCCAGACCGCCTGCACAAAGTCCATGTCCTCCTTCGTGATGATGCCCTCGGAATAGCAGCGGGCAATGAAGCTGTCGAAGCGCGAGGTATCGATGCCGATAACGTTGCCGTTCTCATCGAGGAGCTGATCCGCCCAGCGGTTGTCGTTGCCGCGCCCGCCGAGAAGGAGCTTCTCTTTGTTGGAGGCGTTGCCCGTGTGAAGGAGCATGCCGATGAGCTCGGCCTTCGAGGAGAAGGTGTATCTGAGTTCCGGAGCATCGATCGCGCCGAACTTCTGCCAGCCCTCAACCATGGGGCGAATCAGGTCCGCGAGCTTCTTCTGATACTCAATGTTCGCGTTGCGGTAGCGCGCGGCTACATCTGCCATGGGGCGGAAGATGTAGGACTGGAAGGGGCCGTCGGTATCGCCGCCGTCCATGCGAACGCACCAATTCTCAACGCGCAGAAGCTTGAGCTTCTCGGTGCGGAATTTCGCACGGAGGGCCTCCACCAGAGTCTGACGCTTGAAAGTGCCCTCCGGGACCTTCCCGCTGTCGTGCGCGGCCGACGCATCAACAAGCTCTTCAACCACCGTGTCGAGGTCGGCTTTGCGGTCGCCAAGATCGAGTTTGCGCTCATCTCCCGCCTGCTTCCACAGCATGCGCACGGCGTCCATCGCGTCTCTGGCGTCGATCAGCGTCATATCCTGAAAGGACGCGTCCGGACGATAGGCGAAGCGCATCAGAATATCGGAGAAGGTGTTGTACTTCTCAGGATCGTAGCTCGCTAACTTCTTCACAAACTCCTGCGCCTTGGACGGATCGAGATCGGCAGCGCGCCCCTTGCCAAGGCCCACGTTCGTCAGGACATATCGAGCCACGGCGATGTAGCCGGTGTCTCTTGACTTGGCAAGCTCCTTGTCTGATTTGAAGATCTTCGAGCGCAAATCACGCATGCCCCGCAGCTCGCTGTCGATGTCGAGCGCCAAGGACACCGCCTCATGCCAGACGAGCTGTTCGCGCTTTGCCATTGCCGCCCCCAGGCGATCGCCGGCCTTGAGAGCATCGAACGCCTTTCTGGAGGCTCGGCCTTCCCATCCGAGAATCTGCTTTACGGAAAGGTCGCGAATCTTCATCTGGGAAAGCCGCTCCTCTGCCGCCTTCCTTGCGGCCGCGACAAGCACGCGGGACGGAATGGCCTGACCTTGCATCAGATACCGAAGTTCAGTTGCAACCATGCGGGAGCGCGCCTCATTGTGCAGCGCTTGCGTGAGAAGCTTCGCCTGACCTTCAGGCGTGACGAGATCGGAGTGCTCAGCGAGCATCCTGCGATCGACTTCCTTATCAATGCCTTCGCGCGCATCAAGGCCATCAAGCATCGCGTCGATCATCTTCTTGTCGGAATTGAACCGCGCAAAGGGCTTGAGCATCTCGCGCGCATAGGCAAGCGGAACCGCGTTGTGTTTCTGGAAGACCCCGCGCGCCTTGAGCTTCGCAATGCTCCTGTCGCTATAGCCGAGCGCCTTCACGTCCTCTTCGCGCAGGCGGAGATTCATCGTGACGGCCGAGCGGCTGCCCGCAGAGATGAGGTCGAGCGCCACAACCCCGGGGATCGAATTGACCTCGGTCTCGACCTCCTGACGGATCTTCTTGCGGGCTTCAGCACCTTTCTTCTGAATCTCCTTAAGCGCACGGCTTCTGGCTCCGGTCAGCCACTTCTCGTCTTTGGCCTGCGCGGCTGTGATCCTGTCAGTGCCCTCGTTAAATGCGTCATCACGGTCGCGCTGCAGTTCGCGCCATTGCTCATCACTCATGTCTTTGGGCTTCTGCTCGAAAAGCGGTTTGAGCGAATTGGCGTCTTCGGCCAACGAAAGGGCTTGCTGAGAGGCGAGCATGCGATCGAGTGCGCGACGTACCTCCGGAGGAATGTCCGGAAGATCCTCGCCGATCTGAGCTTTATAGTTCGCGCGAATACGCTCCGCGGCCATGCCCTGCGTACCCTCGCGGATAGATTCGTAGACCGCGCGGATCATCGCGCCGAATCTCTGGAAGAATCGCTTCAGTGTGGGGACAGGCACTTTGCCGGTCGCCAGATAGAGCTCAGTCCAATGCGCAAACTGTTCGTGCGCCTTTCTGCGGGCATCAATCGAAGCGGCCTGCCAGGCATCTACCGAATCGAAGCCGAACTCCTTGAGCAGAGCCTGCGCATCCTCAGTAATCGTCGGATCTACGCCCTCGACCTTTGAGAGGTCAAGGATGGTCTCGAGATACCAATGCCCAAGTTCGTGCGCTACGGTCGAGAGGTCTGAGTTCTGGGTGAGCGTGATGGTGTTTGAAGAAGGCGAATACCCGCCTCGCATCAAATTCTCTTGACCATGGTCATTTTTCTGATAAAGATCTCCAACCGAGGTTTCGTTCTCGTATACAATAGTTCCATCAGGGAGGCGAAACTCCTCTGAGACGACGGGTGTGTTAGGGGTCGGACCCCCACCCGCTGGCCTAGAAGAATCGACGGCGGAGGAAATGGACCCGCGAACCCGTTGCACAGCTTCTAGGCCTTTCGTTTTTTCCACTCCAAGAAGTATTCCAGGCTCAAACCAGTCAGGGTTAAACACGTTTTTCTCATACGTGCTCAACACCTCATTAGAGATGAGCCACTGGCCAAATTTTTTCTGCGTCAGCTTTATTGGAACAACTAACTGTTTCTCCCGGCCGTCTACCTTTCTTGTCAGCTCCGTAAGCAACACAATCGACCGCATTTTTTTTGTCGAGTGCTTTGACTCGAACACGGCAAGTGGCTGTTGAATGCCAACTAAAAGGCCTCGAAGTTCTTCTGACGTTAGCCCGTGATTTCCTTCTTCGACCTTTTCATCAAAGCTCCCTCGTGCATCCTTCGGAAATTGCACATGGAAAAACTGGCTGCGTTTGACGTTAATTGGCTTCTCTGGGGACGCGCCAAAAATCTGCAGAACCCATGAAGGTTCTCCAAGATTGAAATTCGTATCGCCGCGCCCTTGTTCCCATTCCTTAAGCTGTTCGTCGAAAGCATAAGACTGGCGTTGCATCGCAAATCGATCGACTTGATGCAAAACGTTTGAGTCGCCAAGCGTCATGGTCTGCCCATCGGCAGTAGTGAGCTGAATCTGAGGTGCTCGGGCTTCCAGATCTCGGAAAGGCAGATTCGTGCGTTGAGCAAGGTTCGCTAGCACAAGGCCCTCGTACTGCGCGGCCATTGAAGCCTGATCTGCAGCCCACCCGGCATCAATGTAACCAGTCTTGCGGCGCTCCTGGAAGGCCCTGCGGTCCTCATTGTTCTGTGTGGTCTCGGCCTTCGCTATTTCGCGTTCTGCGGCCTTCGGGTCCGTAGAGAGACGAACCAGAAACTCTCGAGTCAGATCGTTCGCTCTCTTGCTTTCCGCAAAGGAGAGATCATCGGCATTGCGGCGGATGTGTTCGGTGAGCCGTTCGCCCAATGGCGTGCCGGCGATCTGCGTGGCATAGTCGGCGACCGGAATGACAACGTCTCGGCTCTGACCATCAACGCGCTTCAGTTGATCGGCAATTGCCGGGAGAGTCTGCTGAAGCTGTTCTTCCGTCATGCCCGCGGCCGTGGCTACCTGCTTGAAGGTGTCGGCATCAACGTAGATGTTATTGAGTCCACTCTTGTCGGCCTGCGCCTCGACAAACTGATGGACGGCAGAAGGCGATTCCTGCATGGCCTGAACCTGAGGAATGGCCTCATTGAGACGTTCTGCCCACGCCTTCGTTGCCTGCGCGTTCCCCTGCTGAACGCTCACTCTGGTGGCGGCAGTAAGCGTACTTATCCCGGCAGGCCCCGCGCCGAGAAGCGCCGCGCCCTTCAGCGTATTGACGGCAGTATCGGCCAGACGGTCTGCCAATGCGTTGAGTTCGAGCGGATCGGCCTTAGAGTTCGCCAGAATGCGACCTGCTTCTTCGCCATAGGCCGAAACGGCTTCCTGCATGACTTCGGTCAGCACTTCGCCGGCCACGCCCGCACCGTAAGCCTGAAGGCCCTTCAGGACAGTTTTCCGTACAGAGGGTTCGGCAAGCGCGGCGACGGTCTTTGCGGTGGCCGCATTCGTAATAGCCTTCATCACGGGTGCGGCGGCCTTTGCTCCGGCCGCGGTCAGCCCTACCTCGATGAGGCCATTGATGCCGCCCACTGTCTGCGAGATGAAGCGGGCGGTATCTGGATCCGCGCCCTGAGAAAGAAGCGTCTGAAGCTCGAGACCAGACTCAACCTTTTGGGAGGCCGAGTACCAAAGCGCACCCGTCATCAGGCCGCCTAAAGCAGTCATCGTTATGCCGGGGATCGCGCCTGCACCGGTAGCCGTCAGGCCTGCACCTTGCGTCATCAGACCGACGCCAAGCGCGGCGACTCCTGCGCCTGCCGCCTCATTCATGCCGCCCGGTGCCGATCCGACCATCGATCCCACGAACTGCGCCGCGTTGTAAAGAAACCCGTCCGTTCCTGCGTCGCTCGCGGCCTTGATTCGGCGCTCAAGTTCCGCGTCGTACTTCTTGAAGTCTTCTGAGGTGTTGTCGGCCGTCCCGTTGAGAAGCCCGTAGTACAGCAGGCCGCGCTCCGACGACGCCTTTCCGGCCTCGTAGCCGCGCGAGAGCTCATCCCTTGCGTATTCGCCCGGCAGTCGAATGGTGTTGATCTTCGCGTCGAGGTCCGGATTCCCGGTAGAGCTCTCGGGATCGGAGTCGTAGTCGCCCGTTAGCGGGCGGTATTCGCGAAAGCGATCGTCAGTCACTTTGGGATCGATCTTCGGCTGCACGCTGACGGGTTCGAAGATCTTCTCAATCGTGCCGAGTGCGCCGAGATCGTTCTTAAAGATCGGCGCATCGAGCGGATTGGCCGCAAGCCACTGAGCCGTACCAGGCGTCTGAGCAAGAAGCTTTTGGGCGTTCTCTCTCTGGATCACGCGCTCCCGATAGTCGAGTTCCTGCTCAGCCTGATAGCGGCTTGTCGAAAAATGTTCGGCCACTGCGCGGATTCGCGCGGCCTTCTGCATGTCGCCTTCTTCCGTCGCCTTGGCCGCACGCTGAGCAAGGTCATCTTGAGCCGTGTAAAAGTTCACGTCCGCAAGAGGCTTCGGAGCTTCTACCTTGCCGCCAAAAGCATCGTTCTGGTCGGGGATGGGGCCCGTCGTCTGCGGATTGAAGAGCGGCGCATTGGTATCAAAGGCCTCAGCCGGGGCGTTGTCGCCCGTCTTGGGAACAGTAATGTCAGCCATCGTTATTTCCAGTAATTGGCGTAAGCGCCCGTGAGCACGTAGTTGTTGATGATCTGTGCAATCTCGGATTGCGTCGGCGTGCCGGTTCTGCCGGCGGCCCTGAGCATGCGTGCGGCCGCCGCGGATCCCTTCGCCCAGAGATCCTGCGGATACGCACCGCCTGCGGCCATTCGGGAGAGGAACTGCCTTCGGTCAGGAGTGAGGTCGTCAACATCAATGCCGAACCGTCTCTGAGCGAAGGAGCGGAGATCCGTATCGGAGATGTCCGGTCTGAATCCGGCGAACAGGTCGTTGCCGGCGGTCGCGTTTTCTGCGACCTTCTGATAAATGTCCTTGTCGAGCCCCCAGGGGATGTCGGCATTCATGAAGAGAGAATCCGTCAGCTCCTTGATGTCGTCTTTCGAAAGAGCACCTGAAGTCCTCTGCTGCGCGAGGTCGTCGTACATACGTCCGGCCGCAAGCATCAACGACGGCTCGTTGGACTTTGAAACCTTCTCCAGAGTTGCCCGGTCTTTGACTGCGGCAAGAAAGCGCTTGCGGGCAGGATCCTGCATCGTCGTCTTCTCGCGCTCTAGCTGCTTGATGGTCGCGGGCGTCAGGGTGTTGCCGAACTGCTCAGAGAGGTTTGCCGCGTAGAACGCGTCCGGGTCTGAATCCTGCAGGTTCTTCGCGGCGCGCAGAACGTCCGGGTTGTCGGTCTTGGGGAGGTTCTTGTCGCGCACCTTCTCGGCAAGCGAAAGGAGCGAGTTCAGGCGGCGCACGCCCGCCTCGGTGCCCATCATCTCGGCCTGAAGACTCGCGGGCGGATCAACGCCCTGAAGCACGAATTGGAGTGCACGGGATGCGGAGTCGTCGAGCGCGAGCTTCTCATCGGCCGCACGGTCCTCGAAGTTCTGGCGCACAATGGAGCGCGCCCTGGACATTTCCTTGTCGTCCAGGTTCGAGTCGCTCAGGATTCTGAAAGCCTCAGCCATCGACTTCGACTTGCTGATGGCCTTCTGCGACGCACTCTTAATGCGCTGAGTGGACTCGGCCACCTTGAGCGCAGCCTTGTACCTGAGCTGATCCTCCGCGCGCATCTGGCTCTTGACGGCCGCAAAGCGCTTCTTCGCGCCTGCAACGTTGCCCGCGTCGATCATGTTTCCGATGACGACGGCGTGCATTGGCCCAAGCGTTTCGCTTCGGTCGATAGGAACGCCGGTCTTGGCTTCGCGCTCCTTGAGCGTCGACTCTGCCAGGAGGAAGCCCTGCTCAATCGTCTTCGGGTCATCCGAGACAATCATCTGCGCCGCAGTGTTGAGCGTCTGCTCCGCTACAGCGGTCTCATAGACGCTCTGCTGCCTGAGGACGTGCTTCTGAATGTCATAGCGCTGCTGAAGGCGAGCGTTCTCCTCGTACTTGTCGAAGATCCTCTGCGCGCGGCCGTTGATCTTGGAGCGGATCTCCTTAACGTCCTGATCCCAACCGGCCTCCGTCTCATCCACAAGAGACATGCCGGAATCGCGCTCCAGGGCGTTCTTTCCAGTCGCAACGCGCCAACCGCGTTCCGGGTCGTTTGCTCTCTCCTGTCTGATCTGCTCCGCTTGGTTGATCGCGTCCTTTGCCTGAGTGGCAGAAATCTCCTCCTGCCACTTTTCAACGGCCGCGGCCGTGTTCTGCGCGAGGCCACTCGTAAGCGAGTACTTGTTGTACTTGGTCGCAGGCGCATCGACGGTCTTCAGCCCTCTGGTATCGCTGATAGCAACATCGCCCGCGTACGGGTTGCCGGGTACCTGAATTGCCATTGGTCTCTCCTTAAGCTCTCATGCCGCCGCTTGCCCATGAAGCGCCGGACCCCACGCTAGAAAGCCCGGAAACGCCGCCAGACGAACTGCCGCTAATGCCGGCCGAACCTCCGCTGCTCTTGAAGAGCGAAGCGAAATCCTTGATGTCTCCGACGGACATGCCGCCTTTCTTCCCGGAACTGCCGGAAGCCCCGGAACTGCCGGGGCCCGAGTTCATCATTTGAAGCGCCTGGTTGTTCATCTCGACGAAGGCCGCAAGCAAAGGGGAAATGTCGCTGGCCGCGGATTCCACGGCCATAGCCTCGTTCCCTGTCTGCACCGCCGCTCTGCGGTATCCCCATGACTGAGCCACGGCATTCGCCATGACCTGGTTGACCTGCATTTCCTTTACGACGTCGATGGAAGCCAGAGCCTCGGCCGAGTTGCCTGCCGCCCCGACCTGCACGCCCGCGGCAGCCATAGAAGCTCGGCTAGAACTCTTTGCCATGCCGGCCTGATAGCCGATGGCCGCGGCCTGCCTTTCGCCTCCGCGCATTACGTCGTCGGCGGACGTGTACTGCGCTTTTTGCTGCATGCGCATAAGGCCGGCCTGCATCTTCAGCTTTGCTTTCTCGTACTTGGCGGCTCGATAGGTGAGCCACGGTTCCGTAATGGTTCCGATGGTCCCCCAACCGACCGTAAAGCCAGTATTGAAGGCCGACATGTTGCTGTTGAACATGCCGGCGGATCCGGATCCCTGCCGAATTGAGGAGGCCGAGGACTGCCAGGCGCTTGCCTGCGAATATTGCTGTGCGTTGTATGAAGCCATTTCCTGCCCCTACTTGATCCGGAAAACTGTAGGGACAGGAATGGCGGCTCTATGGACGAATCAAACCGAGATCGTGAAGCTCAGGCTCTGAATGGTCAGCGGCAGAGGATCTGCCTGACGAATGCACACCTGCCCGGAATCCGTCCATGCCGGGTAGAGCTGAAGCGTGATCTCTCCCGTGAGGAGCTGCGGCGGGCTCCCTGGCTGTTCCGTTGTGCGCTGCTTGTGCTCAACAAGCTCGTCAAAGCTCGGCCCGGCCATGACGCCGGAAGACTGATAGACGCGCAGCGCCGCTTTGCTCACGTTCTTGACCATGCCCATTCCTCGCGAAGGCGTCTCAAGGAAAATGGGCAGTGTCTGGGCGTCAGAGGCATAAGGCAGGCCAATGTGCACGATATGAGCGGCGTGATCGAGATAAACCTTCCCGTTCTTGACCACCTGCTGAGGGCATACCGCGCCGTCCGCCAGAATGCTAACGGTCTTCCCCTCGAGCCATGTAAGTCCGGAAACTTCGGTAAATGCCTGCTCCTGCTCAAGGGTCGCACCGGAATCGACGAAGAACGCATGCTCAAGGTCAGTGAGCTGTTGGGAACTCATGCGCTCGATGAAGCGCCTCGTCTGCCCGTTGATCTCCCTTCGGACGACGGCATAGAGATAGTCTTCATCACCTTCGGAGACGGCCGTGATGCTCTCGAACTTACCGTCAGTCGAGTGCCTGTGCCATGCGCAAACCTCTTCGGCAGGGATGTAGGTGCACCCCAGAAGCAGGCCGTCTGACGAAACGAACCACATAATCTGCTGAGGGCTCTTCATCAACGCCGAGTCTTCAATGTTCTTGAACTCGAAAAGGTGCGGGGAGCGCAGGCAAAGATCGGTCGAAATGTAGCCGCCTGCCGAATATTGGTATCCGAGCTCGTAGATGTGGCCGCCTCGAGCGCCTGCATAGATAACCGCGTTGCCGACCGCAAGCGGCGTCACCCTCGACGCGCCGGTTGAGCCCTGAAGTCTGGAGCCGAAGCTCGTGGGCGTGATCGCATCGGTATTGAGCGGCGATACTCGAATCTCCTGCCCGGTAGTGAGAATAATGAGCTGAGAGAGCGAGACGATGTGCCGAATACCGTTGAACTGCCCGGTGGCTAAGCGCTGCGATACGCGATCATCGTCGCGCAGAGGCAGGGAATAGGTGAGCTGAGACTCTGTGCCCGTGCAGGTCATGAGCACGCGCTGAGGGTCGTTCTTCAACCCGGCAAAGACGCGGCGTTGTTCAAAGTAGCCTACAGCGCGCGGATTGTTCCCGTTGGCGAATGGGGTGTCGTAGCGGCGTACCGTAATGTCGGTCTTCGGCGTGATCTGGTCGTCGATGATCTCAGTTTCTTCCGAATCGCCGATGTACCCGTAAAGGCCGCCGACGTTCTTGTAGAAGCGGTAGAAGCTTGCTCCCTGCACAGGCGAGCAGGAAACTCTCACCGTCGTGCCGTAGGCGTAGAGGTTGGCCGTCACTGTCGCGATACCAGACGCCGGAGATTCCTCGCTCTTGTCCGCGTTGAGGCAGGAGACTCGGTACTTGAACTGATACTTTTCCGAGTTCGGATCTTCAGCTGCCGCAGAAGCCCTGACGGCGCTGACTGATTCCGGAGCGCTCAGCGTCGAGTTGAACGTGATCTCAACAACGCGCCAGTCTCGCGCTCCATATCGCCGAATCTCTCTCGGAGCGTAGTTCTCATGAACAATCGTCATGATGTCGCCCGACTGCGTGTAGTTCAGATCGAAGAGATCTTCAGCCGCCCACGGCGTGGCGATCTGGTACGGCGTCCCGTCGTCGTTGACGAGAGTAGCGCCCAGAGTGTGGAAGCGGGCGTACTTGTCGCCGAGCTCAATGACCATTGTTTGATCGAGGTTGTAGACGAAGGGCAGCAGGCGCACTGCCTTCGCCTCGTTGCCGCACTCGTCCACGAACTCAAATCCGGGTCGGTTCTGAATCGGCCCCTGAGGCAGAACAATGAAGTTCTCGCACTTCGCGAGGCCGTTCTGATACTTGATGTCGTCGTTGCGGCCGTACATGCTCGGAGCAATTTCGCCGCCCGCAAAGCCGAGCTGAACGTTATTCACGGTGGGCATTGAAATCTCCGTAGCGTCCCATTAGCGAGAGGTCGCCCGTGTAAGGCGTTCTGATCCGCATTGATTCGTTGACCTGCCGCGCATCAAGCGCCATGGCCTTCTGGGCGTACATCTCATAAGCCTGAAGCTGTTTCGTCAGAACGTCTGCGCCCGTTGAGCCCGGCATGATCGCCCCGGCAAGCTTTGCGGCCAACAGATGAGCAAGCGCCTCAACAAACACTGGCGAGAACTGCGAGGCCGGAACGCGGTTCGTGAGGTACACGACGTAAGCAATGGGCTCCTCGCTGACGAGGATGAGCTCACGATCAGTGCGCTCGATGTTCCAGGAACTTACCTCCCAATTGGCCGCGCCGTAGACGCTCAGGATTCTCAGGCAGTTCGATGGAAGCGCGTAGGCAAACGCAACGCTGTCCGGCTTCTTTACCAACTGCGGCAGGGTGGCGCGAACGGTCGCAAAGGTCCACGGGAAGCGCTGAAGGATTTCCTGCAGCGCGATTGGGTAGAAGCGTGCGCAATGGTCTGCCTGCGCACTGCCTTCCGGAGGAGAGATGGATGTGACGTTCGCGCGGTCTCCCAGATAAGAAAGCGCGATGTTGCAGATGTCTACTTCCGTAGCCATGACGGGCTCCTATGAAAACGGCCGCGCGTGGCGGCCGTGGTGCAGAACATCAGGCCGAAGCCCGAGTGCCTTGTCAGTTCATCGCGAACTGCTCGATGCCCTTGACGGACTGCGCGCAGAGCGTGACGCCCGCAGAGATCGCGCCCGCGAGAGCCGTGCCCGTCGCGACGAGCTTCAGGTAGCGGCCGCAATCGGGCGGGATGACGAGAACCTTCTGAGTGCCAACGTCGGAGTTGGCCGGGAGGTCAACCGCCGCAACGGTGGTGAAGGCACTTCCGTCGTTGCTCGAGGCGAGAGCGACATTGGCGGCCGCCGTTACCTTCGTCGTAACCGTGATCACAACGTAGGCCTGCTGGGCCTCGGCAATTTCGTTCTTGCCAAGATCGAGCGTGTTGGTGGAGTCGACAGAAGCGCCATTAAGCGTCTGGGCCTCGCAGAAGGTGGAAAGGGTGTCAAAACGCATTGTGTGGCCTCCTTACTTAACCTGAGCTTCGGACGTGCTGATCGAGTCGCAGACCTCGAGCGGGATGCCGAAGAACGTCGTCTTGAACTGGTTCGCGGCCTGCACGATGGAAAGCGCGGACGAGGACTTCTCGAGCGCGGCCTTTTCGAGGGCCGTCATGATCTCGCGCGTGCAGTAGATCTTCGTGCGGGCGATGTACTTCGCCTCAATCGCGTTCTTCGCGTCGATCATCGCCTGGATGAGCTTTTCGCCATCAATCGAAGCGGTGTTGATGTTGCAGACGCGGGCGCAGCCTCTCCAGTCGTCGAGCGTCGTGCCGACCTGCCACTTGTAGTGCGTGCGGTACGCCTCGTACATCGAGCCGTCGTCCTTGACGATCGTGACCTGCCCCTTGTCAGTCTTCGACAGACCCACCTTCGAAGCCTTCGGGTAGAGGCCGTGAAAGACTGCGTGCGAGATGAAGTAGACCGAGGTGAGGTTCGCCCCCGTGCCGCCCATGGACTTGACGTTGCGGGACGAGGCCGCGCCGGAAGTCTTGTTGTAGCGCGCGGCGATGCCCATGAAGCGCTCGGGGTTCTTCGTTGTATCGCCGTAGAAGATGGTCTCGGCCATCTGCTGGGACATGCCCTCGATGAAGGCGGCATCTTCAGAAAGACGCCACTGAGCTTCGTTGCCGTTGATGTCAGCCAGGTCCTTATCAACCTCGGCATAGACCTCGAGGTTGCCGCAGGTGTCGGTCACCTGAGCGGTCGAGGACTTGGTCGGCTGAACGCCCTGGTAGAGCTTGCGCCACGTAGCCTGCGGCAGACCCGTGCGGATGGTGTGGAGATACCCGTCGGTCTTGTTGCACTCGACGAAGCCGAGATCCTTCAGAATCGGAAGATTCTGGTTGAGAACCTCAGCAATCGGTGCAATCTTGCCCTCGCCGTCGAGGCGGGCGACAAGTTCCGCAAGAGTCGGGTAGTTCGAAGTCAGAACAGCCATGGATTACGCCTCCTTTAGTTCATGTTCGAGTTGTCATAGAAGCCTGCGAGGGGATTGCGGTTTGCAGACGGCCGGCCTCGCACAGCGGCGTCATCCGAAAGTTGTTTGCCCAGGGTGTGGAAGAGCCGGATCATGTCCGGGTGACAATTGAGCCCCGAGCGCTCGAGGATCTCTCGAAGCGCCGGCGTCGTGAACTTCGTGTAGGCAGTGTTGGCCGTGGCCATCGTCGTCTTCCAGTTCGCGCCGCCAAGTTCCTTGTCGCCGAAAGCGGCCTGCAGGTTGTCCTCCTTGAATCGGGCCACTTCTGCTTCCTGAGCTTGTGCCAGAACAGGCGTCATGCGGCTGACGATCATCGCAAAGGACTTCTGCGAAAGGCCCATCTCGCCGCAGACCTCCGCGAGTCCGGACATAACCGTCGGATCACTCGTGAAGCCCTCGGGGAGCTCAACGCCCTCGTCGCTGTAATTGCCTTCCGGCGCGCCGATCCATTCGTTGGCGGGCTTGTCATCAGGAACGGCCTTAGGCTGTTCGCCCGTAGCGTCCGGTTCTGAGCCCTCAAGACCGGCGCTAGGAGTAGACGTCAATCCCCCCTCAGCGGGAGCGGCAGCGTCAACCTGCGCAGGTGCAGCGCCAGCGTCCGTGGTCGTGGTCGTCGATTCAGTGCTCGGAGTGTCTTCCATCGTCGTATTCCTTGATCATTTGCCGATAACGCTCTGGTGAGGCCTCAATCAGCGCCTCTCGTAGCGCTAGCCCGACATCTCGCCGCGCGGAGGCCATCATCATCTTCATGGGGTTCGGACTCGTAACCGAGCCCTCAATCCCCGTGAGTTCCAGAAGCCACGCAATCGCGGCCCTGGATGAGGGGGTGGCCATGCACTCGACAAAGCCGGCCTTGATGCGCGTCTGGATCTCGAGAGCCCTCTCTTGAGCCTTTTCCTGCGCCTCAAGCTCAGCAAAAATGCCGGAGCCTATGTTGTCATCCGGGTCGAGGGCTTTATGAACAAGGTCACTGGCCTGCGTCATACCCGTTCTCCTGAAGCGCCGAGGCCATGATCTGCTGAGCCTGCGGCGTGGTAACGGCAGACGCCTGCGCGAGGTCCTTGATGCCCTGCGCGGCGGCGAGTCCCTGCTGCTGCGCCATAACCTGATGCTCCTGCTCGGCGCGCTGGCTTCTGATCATTTGAACCTTGTTGCCTGCGACGATCATCGACGGCGGCACGTTGTTCATGTCGGCCAGAAGGTCAATCGTCTGATCAATGTCGAGCTTGTCGAGCGCCTTGGGGTTGAGCTGGCCGATCATGCCGATCTGCTGAACCGTGCGGAGGATGCCGTTGATGGCGCTGTTCTTCTGCTGTTCAGCAAGGACCGAGATGTACTCGACGTTGAGCTCCTTGCCCTTCAAGTCATCGGGCGGCGCGGGGATCAGGTCCTTCTCAACCATGAAGCTGAAGCAGTTCGAGACGAGCGGATCGAGGAGCTCAGTGTGGAGGCGCTCGAGCACGGGCCCGAGCATCATCACTTTTTCCTGTTCAAGCGCCGCGACCTCAGTAGCCGTGCGCTCGCCGTTCTGCGTGGCCGCGATCATCTGGAAGATGTTCACGTAGAAGTAGGAGCGGATCTCCTCCTTGCGCATCTGGATGAGGCCCTGAAGCACCGAGGGGTCAGCCCTGACCTCCCAGGCGGTGCGCATAGCCTCGACCTCATTGGGCTGCACCGCGATACGCCCGCCCGGCTTGAAGGACTGCAACTGTCCGCGCATGTTGGCCGGGTATTGAACCGGCGGGTCAGAGAGGTAGTCCGCAAGAATGCCGAGGCGCATCTGCAGGCGCTGTAACGCCTTTGAGGCCGAGAGCGCCTTTGCGCCGGGGCCGCGCCCATAGACCGTTCCGGCCGTCGTGATCCATCTCGGGCAAAGCACCGGGAAGTCGTCGTAGCCGCCAACGCCGAGCGCATGGTCAGGGAAGTTCTCTAGGAAGTAGACCGAAGCCCACGGCTTATTGATGCCGTCGTGCTTCATGATGTCGCGGTCAACGCGCGGCTCAATGGCATGAATGACGTCGAAGCGTTGGAAGGGATTGCTCCTCAGCACTGATCGAACGGTATCGGGGAGCGCATTCTCGCCGAAGCGCTGAGCCATCTGCTTAGCCGTCATGGTCAGGCGTCGATACATCGTGTCAACGCGGCCATACGGGTCATCAGCAAGCCAATACTCGCCGATCGTGAGGTTCATCAGATCGACGACTTTCTCGGGATGCCTCTGCACAATGGAGCAGGCCGTACCGAACACCGGGAGCTCGAGGTAGCTTCGATGAAGCGCGTTGTAGACTTCGGACTTGGCGAGTTGCATGAGCATGATGTCCTGCACGTCCGAAAGCCACTGCTTGACCTCAGGCGTCTGGTCGAGGTCAGCGTCCATTGTTGTGAGGCGTAGCCAAGGACGTGAAGGCGACGAAACACCGCCCAGCAAGCCTGCCGCGAGGATGTCCGTGCAGTTCGCGGACTCCGCATCGAAGAGCCGCTGATAGCGCTTGCCGCCCTGATGGACGTCCTCGCCCGTGAATACGCCCATGTCCGGCAGGATGTAGTCGCGCAGGTCTTTCCAGAGCGGTTCCCACCCGGAGCGGTCCTGCTTGAGGCATTCAAAGCGCGCCTGCATCCCCTTGACGTCAGCACGGTCACTTAGCATTGCCGCCCCCCAGAGAGCCTGTCGGCTGATAGAGCTTCAGCTTTGTCTTACCGCCGGTGAGATCGGTCGGCGAAGGATTGGACGATGTGTTGTCCGAAAGCAGGCCGTCGAGATCGACCTCCTTGCCCTCGGCCTTCGCGCGCGCCTGCTCTTCGTTTAGATAGGCATTGCGGCTAGCCTCGTACTGCTTCTCGGCCAACGCGTTCTGCTTATCCTGCGCACGCTTTTGCGAGTAGAAATTCCCGATCTGCATCAGCGAGCCCATGATTGCGCCCGCGATGCCGAAACCCATTTGACTCATGAGCCACCCCCGAGGAGCTTGCGCTTTCTGAGGTCGTATGCGAGGCCGCCGCTGCCAAGTCCGGCAAGATCAGATTCAGGAACACCGGCATCGTCGCCGGCATCCTGCAGGCCCTCAAGGTCAGCCACGTTATCGCCGCGTGATTTGCGCGCGGCCTGATCAGAGTTTTCCTGCTGCTGCTTCAGCTTCGCTTCGGCTTCCTGCTGTTGGCGCTGCGCGGCCTTTTCGGCCTTTCGCTCCTTGTGATCTCGATAAGCGCCGATCGGATTGACGACTGCTTTAAGAACGCTTCCACCCATGATTGCTCCTTATTTCCCAAGCGGCTTGTATCTCTTGCGGACAGGCTGACCAGTTCCGGCATCTCCGGATGTACCGAGGTCGCCGCCCGATTTACCGGTTTCATCGGTCTGTCTGCGGCCAACGCCGTCGCCGGCAGGTTGTGAGGGCGAATACCCATAGACCTTCGATCGAGCGCCTGAAAGCTCGTAGCCCTTTGCCACGGCGGAGCCAGAAGGCGCAGAGCCACCGGACGAAGCGGGGTTGTCCTGCGTTCGGTTATCAACCTGTTCGTTCACGGCCTGATACTCGGGACTGCCTTGGCCCTTCCAGTCCTTGAACTGGTTGTAGTAATCACGAATGCTCGGAGCAGAGCCAATAGCCGCCTGCACTTCTTTCTCAAGCGCCGCCTTCTTCGCAGCGTCGTCTTCGCTGCTCGAACTCGAGCTTGAATCCTTGCGATGGAGGCTAAACGGCCTCTTACTTTGTTCGGCCTGCTGTTTGGCCGTACGGTCTGCAAGGTAGTCGTCGCGTTTCTTTTGGTAGTCAGCGTCGGCCTGCTTGTAGGAATCGAAATACTTGGAGCTCTCGAACGACTTGTCGTAGTTCTTCATCGTTCTCAGCCCAAAAACGCCACCCAACCTGTTGCCCATTACTTGCCCTCCAGTCGGCGACGCTTGAGGTGCTTCTTGGCAAGCTCTTCGTCGGTAGGTTTCTTATCAGTCATGCAAGCCTCCTGATGTAGCTGATCTGATCCGGAGCGCCATGACGCCGCAGCGCTCGATCGAGAAGAGAGCCGATACCGACCTGCCAGAGGAACGCGGCACATCCACGGGCGCGGGCTTCTCGTTCAGCGCGAACGAACAGCTGCCCGCCGACGCCGCGAGCGCGGTATTCGGGAAGGCAGTAAATCGTGTCGTTGAGTGCGAGCTTCAGGGAGACGTGAGGATCTGGCGCAACGAAAACGCTGACGACGCCGACAGGCTTTTCGTCATCGAAAGCAACGATTGCGAACGAAGCGCCGTCGAAGGTGACGGCCTCATACGTCTCGCGGTGGAGCTCGAATTCAAAACCGGGCAAGCCGGACTCTTTGAAGTTGGCCTCGAGGAACGGCGCGCAAAGTGTGACGGCCTCGATAGGCGTGACGGTCTCGTATCTCATCCCGGGATCGTCGCTCGAAGCCTGCGGGCTTTATGTACGGAATTCAGCCTCGCCACATCCTGTCGAACTCGGCCACGGGGTCGTAGGCTTCATCGGCGCTGCCGTAGATCTGGCGCTCGAATCTGGCGGAGAGCGTGGGCGAGACAGGTGCGGCGAAAGTCAGTGCGAGAGCATCAGCAAGGTCGGGCGACCGTCCAATGCGCTCCTTGATCTTGTCCTTCGACTCAAGGATTTTGAGGTTCTTGCCGATGGTAAAGCCGTATGTTGGAGCGGAGAGGTCGGCCTGCAGTACTTCGGATGGCGGGATAGCGCCGCCTGCGCGGAGCCATTGATTCATCTTGTCCCACATCTCGATGCGTAGATTCGCATAGTGATCGCCGTCGATTGCGGAGCCTCCGAAAGCAACCTCAGTGACGGGGAAGCGCAGTTGATGAAGCCTGTCGATAACGCCTTGACCGTTGCCCGCGTCGATGAAGACGGCTGCGGGTTTGTGAGCGGCGATCTCGATAGCCACCCGGTCGGCCACGGCCATGTTGTCGAACTTCCGGATGACGATGGGTTCGAATGCGACCAGGCCTTGCCTGCGGAAGATGACGGATGAGTCTGAGCCGAAGCGGGCAACGTCGACGCCGAGGATGACGGGAGAAGCCTGGTAGTCGGTCTCTCGGTACTGCCGGGTGACGGCCTCGCGCACCAGATCGATCGGGATAAGCGCGTTGTCGTTGGCAGCGTTGAAGTCGCAAAGGAACTCCTGCCGGAACTCGTTGTCGGACATTTCCTTTTTCAGGGATTCGAGTTCGCTTGGCGGGAGGACGTGAGTTTGATCGACGCTGTAGAGCATGGCGCGCCAATCCTGATCTCCTGCGGTCTGAAGGGCTAGCGCCTTGTCGTACATCTGGGAGAACAGGTTGATGCCCTTCGGCGTGCCGATGAAGACAGCCCAACCGTGACGGTCGGCGAGTGCCGGTCGAATGATCTCGCCCCAGACTTCGGGCTTCATCTGGGCCACTTCGTCTAGAACGGCCCCATCGAAGTACTTGCCGCGAAGTGCGTTGGGGTTGTCAGCGCCGTAGATGCGAATGGTCGCATTGTTGGGGAGCAGAACGCTCAGCTCCTGCTCGTTGAACTTACTGCCTGGTATCGGCGCGGTGTAGTGCTTGAGGTAGTCCCAGGCGATGTCCTTTGCCTGATTCCGGAACGGCGCGATATAGGCGTACATGCCGCGGCGCTTGCGGTCGGTAATGGCGCGCTTGATGAGGTGATTGACGGCGAGAACGGTCTTGCCCATACGTCGATGCGCGACGAGCACGCAGAAGCGGTGCGCCTCGAGCTCCTGATGAATGACGGTCTGGGGGAAGCGCGGGCAATAAGGGATCTCGATATGCATTACTCCTCCTCATGCTTCTCCGGGGTGGATGACCATGAGAACGAGAGGCCGCCGGACAGTTCGGTAGCGTGCTCCTCAACGGGCTTCTCGCCTGCGGTATCGCGCAAAGCTATGAATGCTTTCACGTCGCCGGCAAGAGCGGTTTCGATCATGGCGAGAAGCAACGCTTCGCCATTGGTGCGCGAAGGATCGTCCTGAGAGGGAGCCTGCAGGAGGGCTTGAGCGAGCTCCTTCAAGCGCTTCTTTTCGCGCTTTTTGACTCCGCTCGCAATCCCTCCCAATCTTCCGATTTCCCGTGCTTTTTCCGTGGTTAGAGGACGAAGGTTTGCTCCTCGTTTTTTCTTTTCTGCCATCCCTATACCTTTTTTCGTTTCCAACCTGTGGGGGTTTTCCCTCTCAGCTTGCCGGAGCAGATAGCCGATACGGTCGAAGTCGGCATTTCCATCTTTCTCGCGATCTCGGAGATGCGGAAGCCGGCATCGTGGAGGGCGAATACTTCTTCGATTTCAGCATCGGTGTAGATCGCTCTATGGTGATACTGACCAAGGCTGATGCCGTTGGTCCCTACCGGGACCATTTCGGACTTACCTGAAGAGCATCGCCCATTTATTTTTAACTGCCACGATTGCATTCTCAATCTGCATGCGTCGCGCGATCGATCCTTCCGGGAGTTGTCTGGCTGCTTGTGCGGCATTGACGAGGAGTTGAGTCGCGAGAGGCGGGAGGAAATTCGCAACGCCCAGGACGACCGCAGGTTTATCGGGGGTTCCGGCGTTGGCAAGTCGGGGAATAGGACGAATTGTTCCTGCCCCTCGATGGTCGAACTTCTTTCGCTGAGGCTTCTGGTCGGGTTTGAGGGCGGTCTTAGGCATTGGGCTTCTCCTCCCAGTCGAGAGTTACAGTGAGCTTTCCGGGCTTTTTGGGCTTGTACCATTCCTGCTCCCTGAAGTGAAAAAGGTGGTCATCGACGCCGACAGCCTGTGAGATGCCGTCAAAGTGCGCCTTGCAGTTCGCGATCAAGTTGTCTTCGTCGCGGTAACGGAGGATCGGAGGCTGACAGGTGAGCTTGAGATTGAGCGTGCTTCCTTCGGCGAGGGTGACGCGGGCATGAGCCTTGATGGCGGCCGCCCTGGTGAGCTGATAGGCGAGCGCTTTGGTCTTCTTGAAGAGCGTCGCTTTGGCGTAGCGATTGAGGCGGGCATTCGGCGACAAGCCGCGATGAGGCCACGGGAATTCAATGACGAGTGTTCTTTTCACGTTTGAGTCTCTGTTGGTGTTCGGCGATCCACTCGGCGAAGGCCGCGCGGAGGAGTTTCACGGTGCGGTATCGGGCCTCGATACGGGAGGCATCTTCTTCGGGTTTGAAGAGCGGGCATTTGTCTTTCGACTCGACAGAACGGAACCGCTGATAGCCGCCTGGACCGGGGACTGCGCACCCGACGAGCCCGCGAGCGAGCAACCCCCACTGACCGCGGTGGAGCCGTCGGGGATCGCCTTTCGGCAGCGGCTCGAGCGGTGCGCAGTTGCGGCAGCGGAGGCATTCACTCATGTCGCTCCCTCATGATGAAGGTCGTCCGGCTGATCCACCGTGAGAAGGCGTGGATGAAGCGTTTGTATATTCCGGTGGCAGGATTCATCAGAACACCTCCTCGTCTTTGACCGAGCTGGACTCAACGAAGCTGACGAGAATCTTGTTGATTTCCTCTCGCATGCGATGCGTGATGTTGACGACGGTGGGGATATCAGGGAATTCGCCCGAGACAGTTCCGCGGAGTATGTCGTCGAGTTGATCGAGGCTGTTTCGAGCGGCGACAATGGCCTCACCGGCGCTGACGAGCGCTTTGTTTCGCTGAGTAATCCATTCGGTGCTTCTAAATGTCTGATTCATACGTTCCTCCATCAATAAATTCAGATGCGTTTACTTGCCCGCATTGCGGCGTGAATTCCCAAATGGTGGCCAATCCGATCGTGAAGAACCGGAGCATTCCTGATCCGCTCCCACTTTTCACCCATGGGAATCGCACGGATTTTTGGAACTTCTGCATGTCTGCCTTCGAGGCCTACGACTGTTTTGCTGCTCAGACAAAGACGTGCGCACACTGCGGGAAGTTCTCGCTTTGGGTGAATGGCGATATGGTCTGGCCCGAGCTTCCTGCTGTTCAGCCTTCTGAATACCTTCCTGAAATAGCACGAAAAGCTTTCGATGAAGCGCAGAAGGTAATCGGCAGGTCTCCGCAGTGCGCTTGCGCGATGTTGAGGCTTTCGCTCGAGCGTCTTGTCGTTCATCTCGGCGGCACAGGGCGAAACCTGCGGGATAAGGTCCTGTCGCTCAATCTGAGCCCGAACATTGAAAGGTTGTGCGATGCCTGTCGAATCGTCGGCAATGACGCTGTTCATGAAGGCCTTCTTTTCGTAGAGCCAGATGACACTTACGATCGTGCGGTACGACTTTCGAACTTTGTGAACTGGATTACCGAGAGAACGCTTGCTGCCGACGCAGCAGCTGACAAGATCTTGAATCGCTAAGGCAGTGGTGGGTTCCATCAGAACACCTCCTCGGGCTTGAGGTTTTTGAGGGCAGAGCGCCCAGAGGATGATCCACGAGACAAGGCAACTCTTGCCCGTGCCATGTCCGGAGGCCGTCGCATCCTGAATGACGTGCTGCCAAGCCTCTCCGCTTTGGAGCCTGTCGCGCATGGAGGTCAGGACTTCAGCTTGCCACTTGTCGGGCCCGGTGAAGTTTGCGAGCGTGCCCTTGCCCCAGGGGAAGGCAATCTGAGCGAACTTCAAAGGATCATTCGTGCACTGCGCCGCGCACCACATGAGCGCCTCAGACTGCCCTTTATTTGTTGTCAGGTCGAAGTCCATTCACGAGCCCCTGAAGGGTTGAAGCCAGTGAGGAAATGGCCGCATCTTTGGAGCCGTCGGGCTTCTCATACCAGCCGAAGTGCTTGTTCAGCATGTCGAGCGCCTTTGCGGCCGCCGCGGCATCGACCATCCGCCAAGCGAGCGCGCCATCTTTGGTAGTTGCCTGCCCGTCGAAGGTTTTTTTTGGGATGAGCTCGGAGTTGACCTTGTAAAAGCGCAGGTTCATCTCGAGCACCTTTTCGGCCGTAAGTTCGATCTTGGCCGCGCGTTTCTCTTTCTGTCTTGCGATTGCGGCCGCGACACAAGTTTTGCCAAGTAACTCCGGGCCGATGCGGTTCGCGGTTTTTGCCGAGTACCCGGCGCGGATTGCTGCCTGAGTCGCATTGACGTCAACCAGATATTCCTTGACGAATCGCTCCTGCCGAGGCGTCAGTTTTCGTTCACCCATCTTTTTACCTTTTTCCAACCGACGACTGTCACAGCGCGCCGGGAACCGTCTACGAAACTGCGGATTGTCCGCACGGGGATCTCGAGCATGAGAGAGATTTTGCGCCATGAGTAGCCCTCTGAGCGGAGCTGTCTGGCGTGCTCGACATCGGCATCGAGGTACTTTGCGGACACAGCGCTTTCGCCCACTGGCCGGCCAGCGTCACCGACAGAGACCGTCACCATCCTCGCGGAACCACGCCGGGAACTGCCTTTTGACTTTTTTGATCCCATCATCGATAGCTCGCAGTCTGGCGAGCGATCCCTCTGCGTATCCGAGAGCTGTAGCGTGAGCTCGAACAAGTGCCTCTGCTGCGGGCGCGGGAAGAAAGCTTGAGACTCCGAGAGGGCCTCGATCTCTTCCTGCGTCCAAATCGACAACTGGCATGGGGGTTCCTCCTTCATTCATGATCCCTCCCTCCTAAGCTTCGGCAGCCCAGGCTCGGTTCCCAGGTGATATTGATGATGAGATGACCGGGATTTTCAGCTTGAAGCCAGTCCTGTTCTTTGAAGTGGAAAGTGTTGTCGTTGACCTGCATGCCTTCAGCAATGCCGTCAAGAATGGCCTTGCAGTTTGCGAGGAGATTGTCCTCGTCGTGATAGCGAGTGACAGGCGGGATGCAGATGAGCTCGATATTGACTCGACCGCCGCGCCACTTCTTATCGGGGAGCCCACCCTTGACGGTGACCTTTTCGATGCCGACCTTTTGAAGCGCGGCTTTCGTGAGCATCATCGTCGCGTACTTTTCGCGCTTGAAGATCCGAGCCTTCTGCATGAGGTTGACCCGTGCATTCGGGGAGAGCGCGCGGAGAGGCCACGGCAACGTGAGCTGAATAATTCGCTTCATGATGATGTTCCCTCCATTGAGATTTATCGGTGCCAAAGTCTTTGTGCTCTGTCTTGGATGGACTCGCCGCCGGGATTTGTGAGGCGTGCGAGGTAGGTGGTTCTTTGCTTGATGAGGCTTTCGGGCGCTCTGAGGTAGTGAGCACAGCGCCGCGGCCGGTCAATGTTCTGAAGGACGTTCCACCGTCCGCCCGGCCGGTCATCGATCTCGCAGTAGCCAGAGCGTCTCCGGAAAAGGAATGCGCCGCGGTCACGCTTTGAGCCCTCGAAGTGACTGCATTCGATGCAGCGGACTTGAGCCTCAGGCTGCGGAGATTCGTCGAATAGCGATTGCATTTGCTGAGTCCTGACCTCCGCAGGATGATTGAGGTTGTTCTCCCCAGAACGCCTATCAATCACCTCACGGAGGGTTTCATGTTGAAAATTGAAGTACCTGAAAACGATCAATCGGTTTACGAACTCAAGACTGAAAGTGGCGAAGAGCGTGTGATGTTTTCGAACACCAAAGTGATCGCCTCATTCCATAAGCGCCCGGAGATAAAGATTCCGGAACATGCATTGAAGCCGCGGCAAGTTTTGGATCTCATGCTGAGTGCTCCGGGAGAAGGTGCGTACGGCTTTCAGCTGCGCGTTCTTTCGTAGGCGGGTAAAAGAACTGAACGCGGATTCTTTTTCCCTGCCGGATGTCTTCTGGCGTTAGGTCTCTGAAGGCCTTCAATACGCCGCGAAGGCAGCATCCATCGATCTCGATGCATGTACCGTTGTCAAGGGAAGTGACTTTTAAGGTCTGAACCTCTATGCAATCGGGATAAGGGATCAGCTCGATCTCGAATCCCGATTGAGGAGAGGGACGGGCCGTGCTTTTTTCTGTGCCAGTCATCAGAACACCTCCTCGGGCTTGAGGTTTTTGAGGGCAGAGCGCTTGCGGAAGTCCGACCAAGTGCATTTGATGGGGTAAAGAACCTGATTGAAGCGCGAGGCGATACGCTCAGCGCCTGCGGCATCGAAGTCAGCGGCGACGAGGTTTGTCGTGACGATGGTGGGGAGTCGGTTCGCAGTACGCAGGTCGATGATCTGCTGCAGTCGATCTTTGCGGGCGTCGGTCCAAGCGCTTGTACCCACCTCGTCGATGACGAGGCAGGAGGTCGAGGCGAGCCACTGGCGGATTTTCCAGAGCGGCTGATCGAGCTTCGCAGCGTAGGCTGGCGTGTAAAGGTCGAAGTATTCCGACGCCGGGATGAAGAATCCGGGTGCCTTGCGCGCCGCGAGGTCGGTGAGGATGGCCTTAGCGAGGTGCGTTTTGCCGGTTCCTGTGAACCCAAGGAAAAGGATTCCGGCCTCGGGGTGAGACTCATCAAGGAAGCGCGTCATGAGGCGTTCGGAGAAGCGCTTCGAGATGGCGAGCGCCTTGGCCTGATCCTTTTCGGCCGCGTCGAGCTGAAAGTTCGAGAAGGTTTCTGCGGTCGGCTGCCGAAGCCACGAGAGGCAGCGGGACAGAGAGACGTGAAGTTCGCTGAAGCGCGAACTGAGTTCGTCCGCCTTTAGCTCGCGCTCGGACTTTTTGGGGAGAGCTCGTGGAGGCGGGTTTGCAACACGCACGGCTTCAATCTGCGTGAATATCGGCTGCAGGGCTTGCTTTGAGAAAGCTTTTTGAAGTTCAGGCATGGGGTTCACCAGTTGTAATCGTCAGCAGTTCTTTGGTGGAGAGGTTTCGGCTTGGCTGTTTGGAGTGGGTGGTATCGAAGTTCGTTGAGGCACCAAGTGCGGAAGCCTGCAGGCCAGACGGTCAATCTGCGGTCAGTGGCTAGGGCGTGATTGACGAAGGCGGAGAAGACTTGCTGAGGGTTCCCAATGCCGACCTTCTCAGCGATGGCCTTGTACTCATCGGGGATAGAGGCATCGGCGTCGAACGGGCATGGAGTGGCGGGCTTGCGTCGAGGAGCGGCCTTGCGCTTTTGGGGAGCAGGCGCAGGTGCTTCGATGGTGATCTCGACATTGGGTTCTGAACCCATCGAGCGAGCTTCATTGAAAAGAGACTGGTCGAAGTCTTCGGGATAGGGAGCGCCGGCAGGCGCGCACATAACTTCTTGTTGGTTCCTTATCGATTCAGTGGTTGTTTCTATGGTTGTTTCTCGTACCGTTTCTGGGACGTTAGAAGTACCGTTTTTGGTACTTTGAAAGTCCCGTTTTTGGGACGTTGAAAGTACCGTTTCTGGGACGTTCCACTTTTGGGACGTTCCGTTTTCGGTACGTTCATAGCAGAGGCGATAAAGATTCCTTCGACCGGGGCCGGGGCGCTTTTTTGTTTCGATCAGACCTTTCTCAGTCAGAGACTTGAGGGCGGCAAACACCGTTTTGCGGTTGAGACGAGTGTGCGCGGCAATGTCTTCCGCACTCGGAAAGCATTCGCCGCTATCGTCGTCTGCACGCTGATTCAGCCAGAGGAGTGTCAGACACTCCGCCGGGGTATCAACATTTGCAGTCCATGCCCACATGTCGTGTTTCCAGCCCATGCCGCACCTATTCGGCAAAGTCCGGGTTGAGAACGCTGCGGGGAACGCCTGCAGCCTTCGCAAAGATTCGGACACGATCAGAGGGCACATAGCCGCGCTTAATCCACTTGGAAATAGCCTGACGAGAAAGAGGAGGCGTATAGAGCTTTGCTACCTTGTCGCGGGAGCCAACAGCTCGAACAGCTTCTTCAACGAGTTTTGAATGCGGAGAGATAGGCGTATTTGACATTAGCAACTCCTAGTTGACGATGATGATAGCACGTGCGCAAACTTTAGTTGTTTGCCTCTCGTCAACGAGTGGTTAACACTCTGAACAGGAGATTGCTATGAGCACTGATTCGACAAATCCGATTCGGGCCGCAATGTTGGCCCAGAACAAAACTCAAGCCGACGTAGCTGCGGCGCTTGGTGTCAGCCGTCAGGCAGTCCAGAAATGGACTACGGGGACGCCGCCCACGCTTGCGAACCTGAAGCGTCTGGCGCGTTTTTTGGGTGTTCCTGTCGCTTCCCTTACCGGTGACGACGAAAGGCCTTTTCATCCGGTGGACAGCTTTACGGAGCCGCATCGTGAGGGGTGGACAATCGTCCCGGTGCTCGACGCCTATGGCGGCTGCTCGACGATCGGCGCTTTTGCCCAGACCGGCGAAATCATCGGATCTGTCGAATTTGCCGATTCTTTCTTGCTCGCTTCGCCCGGCGTCGTCGGCAGCATCACCAGAGATCGCTTTTGCATGGTCTCCCCTATCGGGGACAGCATGGAGCCGACGATCGGGAAATACGATCACTGCCTGGTAGATAGGAAGCAGTGCGAAATTCGCGGCGACGGGATCTATTGGATCCAGATCGAGGGCACCTATTTCCTGAAGCGCGTCGCCGTAAACTATGACCGTTCAATCACGCTCCTCTCGGACAATCCGCGCTACCCTCCCCAAGTCGTTCCACGTGACGTTATGGATACTGCTTGCGTCATCGGCAGAGTAATCCGCACCGTTGGTATCAAGGATGCATAGTTCAATCAGACACGCTCAGACGGCCCGCCAATGTGCGGGCTTTTTTATTTGCGCTATGTCAACTCTTCGTTTCATTTTGACCGCCTCAGATAGCAACCATAGGTTGCCTATCATCATTTTGTGCGCTACTATTGGTTCGTTGATGGCCACTATTGGTTGTCAACAAAACTCCCCCACCGGCCGGAAGCTGGGAGGGGCACCGGATGATGATTAGTCAGACGGGCGAAGGGAAAGCCGATAAAGGCGCGGAGCTAGTACCTCCCGCCGAGCGGACAAAAACGCACACGGGCAGACCGGAGCAGTGAATCTCCCCCGCCGGGAGTTGGTTCAGACCATCGGCGAGGGAGAGGGCCAATTGAAGCGCTTTCTTTTGAGAGCGCTTCTGTGGGTCTTTCTTAGGAAGGATTTATGAAGGTAGAAATTGAAGACGGCCGTCTGATCGTTACGCCGATCACGGAAGAAGATTCTCGGATCATCTATGCATTGGCGGCCGCCTATGCCGCATTCGATGCTGTTTGCTATCCGATCATGGGCGAAGCAGTTCGTTGCACCGATGACGCTTTCACAGACTTTTTCATAGGAGAAAGAGATGGAAATTGACGCCAAGCGATACTTCAAGCTTTCGCTTCCTGGAAGGAGCAAGACGGCCGAAAACGAATTGCGCTGGCTTCTGATTGCCGCGAGTGCGTATGCGCAGGCGATTAACGCTGCCTCGTTTCGCGAAGGCAAAAATGTTTTGGGAACAGGCGGCAGTTACATCGCTCCAATCACGCGGGAAGAGGTTGAAAACCAAAAGAAGGCGTTCGAGGAAGCCCTGAGCGCCTTCTTCGATGAGGTTGAAGCCTTACGGCAACTTACTTCTGTTCATCACGGCGAGCCGCAAACCGGCGGCATTTCTCATAGAGATCAGCCAGCAACTCGAGATCGTGATTCAGCGGGTTCATGACTTCATAGTCGCCCTCATCAAAGTAGTCGAGCTCCTCACCTGCTTTGGTTGTGGGGATGCGATCCAACTTGATCGCACCGGACATGAGCAGGCCAAAGAACAAAACTTCAGCCTTTGAGAGTTTTGGAAGGTTCTCCCCCGGATAAAAACCTTGAGGGTTCAGATCATCGAACATGGATTTCTCCTTCGGTGAGTTGATACGGAATGTCGAATGGGAGTCCGACGTTCATATCTTCGCACCGAAGGAGACCTCATATTCAAGCCTCTTCTCGGAGCGAGAGAGTGATTTAAGGCTTCTCCGGGAGGAGACTTGAATCTGAATGGAGAACACCATGATTCAACACGACAGCGATTGTGCAGTCCACAACGACCCCGCGCTTCCGCCGGGGCCGTGCGACTGCGGCGCTCAGGCTAAATATGAGCGCCGATGGCTTGCATACCTTTATCAGAGGGGTTGTACCCATCTCACACGCCGGAGAATCGCTTTTGGCACGTGGCTAGGCCGACGATTTTGCCAAGCGAGAACAGATGCCACCCGGGCACTGTGCCTGACCTGCTACCGCCTGCTGTTTGGTAAGCGCGCAGCGCGGAACGCCCTGCGGTGGTGGTGCCGAGCAAGAAAGGCTCAACGACGCGCAGGAATCCATCGTATGTGAATGTCACCACCCGGCGCTCCTCAATCGCTTGAGCAAGCACGTCATAAACACTCATGTTTTCTCCTCTGAGGTAGTTGAACAAAGTCGCACTGTGAGAGCCGCGACAAGTTCAGCTTACCCCAGAGGGAGATTCCAACTTCAGCCTGTTCGCAAGAGTGGTCTGAGGTTGACTTTTCGTATAATGGATTGAAGAGACACACGGGGACACGACGTGACACTTACTGACAATCAAAAACGGTCTCTAGTGAAAAGGATCGCCGACATCTATGAGAAAGTAGGTGTTGCAGGTCTGGCCTTAGGGCTTTTCCAGTACAACTTCCAAGGGGCGTTGATTGGACTGGGGTTCTTGACGGTCAGCCTCTTACTCACATACCTTTTGGAGCGATGAACATGGACTTATGGACGCTAGTAGCCATCTTCGGCGTAATCGGTGCGGCATTCGCCCTGTACCTACTTCGCGGTCTTCCCCCGAAGCATCGTCACTAACCGCTGACGCGAACAATCAGGCCCTCGTACCGAAAGGTGCGGGGGCTTTTTCATGCTCTCCTATGAGAGCCCAGCTTCAAGCCGCTTCCCCGGCATTTATTCCAAGAATGCCGGGCCCCCATGCAAGGCACGCTCCGGGAGGCGGCTTGAACCTAAATTTTTGACAGCGCCTGAAGGTTCGTGCACAATATCCCTGCCCCGTGAAAGCGACGGGGACGGGCGTCGAAACCCGATTGATCCATAGGCGCAAGAAAGCCGCCGACCGTTGGAAGCGGCTTTTTTCTTAGAAGCGGATTTTTCCGCCTTTAGAGAAAATCAAATACTTGCGTGAACCCCTAAGACATTCGTAGGGGCTCAAAGTCTCCTTATGGGAGAGGCTCGCGGGCACCTTCGGGTGGCCGATACCTATGGATCGGTTTTCGACCCCGCGACGCCTCGCCCACCACCGTCGAAAGTGGCAGCGAGGTTCTTAAACCTCCATAGGAGACAAGCATGAAAGCTGTCAACGCGCACTCTATTGCGCCCGCCATCACTATCTGCAACGGCCTCGCTACAGTCCTGACGACCAATGTAGCCGGAGTCTTTCAAAAGCCTCATAAAGACGTTTTAGAGGCTGTTGATAACATCATCCAGCGCACGCCGGAAGATCGTCGGGGGAACTTCATTCCCGTCGAGCTTGAGCGCCCTTCAAACCTCGGAAAGGGCGTTGTCAAGTACAAGGCTTATGCTCTCACGAAAGCGGGATTCACCTTCCTCGCTATGGGATTCACTGGTGAGAAAGCCGACAAGTTTAAGTGGGCGTACATCGATGAATTCGACCGCATGGAAAAGGCGCTCTCAGGTGAGAGCGGTCCAGACTACATCGACGAAGCTCAACAGCGCGAGATCCAGAAAGCCGTCGGACGCCGTGCATCCGGAGCACCGAAGAACTTCCGCGTGATCTACTCCGCCCTCAAGGACCATTTCCGCATCCCGCGGTACACCTGCCTGCAGAAGAAGGACTTCGAAGCCGCACTCGCTTTCATCCAGACAGTGCCCGTCAAAACCCGCGCTGAGTGGGTCAAACACGAACAGGAAGAAATCAAGCGCATCGAAAGCACCACATACCACGATGAGCAGATCCCGCCGAAGGTCTACACCGTGAGAGCTGACTTCATGGAGAAGCTTCTTTCTCTCGTCTATACGTGGAGATACCTGCACAGAGCAAACCTTGAACGCTACGTCGAATTCCTGCGGAGCGTTGATTCGCCCTACGCTGCATCCATGTGGGAAGCCGTTCACGACTTCAACTGGCTGAACCTTGAATCCTCTCTCGACAAGATCGGCTACAGCGTCAAGGAGCTTCCTTGCTACAAACACTGGCTGAGCCATCAGCCCGCGTAACTGACAATCATCTCTAACTACAAAGCCTCGTCGCCGAAAAGCGCCGGGGCTTTTCTTTTGCGAGAAGCGAAATGAGCTCATATCAAGTTACGGTCGATTTCCGGAAGTTCACCAGCGCCCAGATGTGGGACGCACGATACGGATTCCGGAGCGTGATCCGTGCTTTTGACTCCATGTCGGACGAGGCACTCAACACATTTATGCGCGAATACCTCCAGCAGCTCCTCGACATTGACGAGGACATTGAAGACCGCGAGGGCTTCGCTTTCGCGGCGGGTGCTGCACTTGCTCACCAGATGAGGAGCCGCAAATGACCAAGTTCACGGAATTCCTGCTCGACGCGCTGACGGGCCGCCCGGCCAAGGGCTTTACCCCGGCTGAGCTCGCCAGAGAGCATCAAGCTCAGATGATCGGCGTCATCGGCGGGGTCATCTTCTTCGCGACGATGTGCCTTGTCATCTACGGCGGCTCATACCTCCTCAAATACCTCGCTACCAACTGAGGCTTCATCATGAACGAAACCGAATTCACTCCGCGCTGCCTTTCCGGAGCGGCTGAGCTCGAGATCGACTTCTACCGCGATCTCTACGAACTTGGGGTGTGGTGGGCGCTCCTCTCCAGCTATGACCGCGAGACCCGCGCACGCCGCGTCCTCGAGCGCTCCCTGTACAACGTCGAGGGGTTCCGCGAAGCGTTCGACCGCGAGGCCGCCAAGGGCGGGGAGTTCTTCGACGTAATCGACCGCATCCTGCACAAGGCCGACCGGGCCTGCAAGGAATGGTCTCAGTACGAGTACGAGGAGAACAAGCGCGACCGTGCTGAGGACGCCGCATGATCAGGCGCACCAAAAAGGAGCTCATTCAGATCTTCAAGAAGCTCCGCGAGTCTCACGCTTGGTCTAAGGACGAGACCGGAGAGCTCTCGATCATCCGAGAGCGCTACGAGGAGGGCAAGGAAGATGAAGTTCATCGCCTGATAGGTGAACTGGACGCCAAGCTAGGCGCAAAGCGTCTCGCACTCTTCACGCTTTGGAGCGATCTCACTCGCTCCGAGAAGGAAACGCAATGACCATCCCCGCACACCCGCACTCCTCGCAGCGCAGCCGGAAGCAGAAGCGCTACAAGGCCGCCAGACGCAAGCTCAAGGCCGATCAGCTTCGCACCAACGCTCAGCCCGCCCCTAAACAGGCGGGCTTTTTTGCGCTCATTCAATACATCTTGGAAAGGTGGTTCAAATGACCTACTTCACCCGCCCGATTCCGGCCACCCGCGCCGAGTGGCTTACCTTTCGCAAGCTCGGCATAGGCGGCTCAGACGTGGCTCCGCTTCTCGGCCTTTCGCCGTGGACTTCGCCCTATTCTCTCTGGGAGGACAAGACCGGGCGCAGCGACGAGAAGCCCGCGACTCCCGCTATCTACTGGGGCAACATGCTCGAGCCCGTGATCCGTCAGGCTTACGCCGACGCGACAGGCCACATCGTCACCAAGCCGGACGTTATGTACGTCTCGAAAGAGCACCCCTTCATGCTCGCCAACATCGACGGCATGCGCGAGGACGGCCGACTGCTTGAGATCAAAACCGCCTCTTCCTCCGACGGTTGGGGCGCGCCTGGTACTGATGAAGTCCCTGACTACTACCTTACGCAGGTTCAGCACTACCTCGCAGTCACAGGCGCTCCCGGCTGCGACGTGGCCGTTCTGATCTCCGGCCGCGACTTCCGAATCTATGAGGTCGAGGCCGACGCCGAACTGCAGGCGACGCTTATCGAGCGCGAAAAGGAGTTCTGGCATCTCGTCGAGACCGACACCCCGCCGGAAGCAACCACGCTCGACGACATGCAACGCAAGTGGCGAGATGCCGTGGCGAAGAAGACCGTTCAGGCCGACGGCGCGGCCATGCAGGCTTTCGCCTCTCTCTGCCGCGTCCAGAAGGACATGGCCGCACTGAAGGAACAGGAAGCGGACCTCAAAGCAAAGCTCATGGACTTCATGGGCGATGCCGTATCCCTCAAGAACGAAGGCAAAACGCTCGCCTCTTGGTCTCTCCCGTCGTCTCGCAAGACCATCGATTCAACCAAGCTCAAGACCACTTTCCCGGACGCCTATGAGGAGTGTATGAAGGCAGGCGCTCCCGTCCGCACTTTCAGAATCTATCAGCCGAAGGAGGCTGCTTAAATGACCACGCAAATCATCGACCGCCAGAACACTGCGGCCACGCAAACCGTCAACCCCTTCAGCGGCGCGGCCGCTACCGCTTCCGCCATCCCGCAGGCGGATAACCCGCTCGCCGCAAGCGACGCCGCCCGTGCCGTGGCCGAAGTGCAAGCCGCCTTACTCGTCGCCCGCATGAATCCCAGAGACCCGGTGCGCGCAATGGATCGAATCCTCAACGCCTGCACCCGCCCGACTCTCGCGAACAGCGC